TTAATTTATCTGTTACAAATCCTTCTGATGGTATTCCTTCTTTATCAACAGAAACTATACAATCATTTAGAACTAGAACATTGACAGCAGGTCTTGCTGCCTCAACAGGTATGGATAGATACCTTAAGACATTACTTTGGAATATTCCTGGAGTGGTGCAGCGGCTTGTTTCAGTTCGTCAAAATCTTAATACTTGCAAATGGACAATTCTTGTTGGTGGCGGCGATCCTTATCAAGTTGCATGGGCTATCTATTATGCGCTTGGCGATCTTGTTAGTCTTGAGCGCCCCAATATTGAAATTGTTAATATCTCAAATACTAATCCGGTCGTTATTGAAACAGCATATAATCATAATCTTTTAACAGGAATGACAGAGACATTATATAATATCTCTGGTAATATGTCAATATTAAATGGGAATAAATATCCAGTTACTATAATTGATGATGATAGTTTTAGTATTCCTGTTGATGGTACATTGTTATTTCCATATAATAATGGTGGTGGTATTGTAAGTCCCAATCCTATTCTTCAAGAGGTTACACTTAATAGTTATCCTGATAGTTATCTCATTCCATTTATTCTTCCACCGCAGCAACTTGTAACTATGGTTGTATTATGGGATACTAATTCTCCAAATTATGTGTCTCCACAAGCTATAGCTCAAGCTGCAACTCCAGCATTGGTAAATTACATAAACAGCCTTTTTGTTGGTATATCACCTTTAAATATTTATGATATGACTGCTGTATTTCTTGATTCAATTAAGAATATTCTTGCATCTGAAAATGTAACCGTTCTTAATTTTGAAGTTGCTTTTGACGGAGTAGGACAACCTCCAACACCAGATACAGGAATTATACCAGGAGACCCATTCAGCTATTTTTATACAACTACCAATAATGTAATAGTGAATTCAATATGAATAAACATGTACCATTTGTAAATGTAAGTATTGATGTAGTTGCGCCAGTAACGCCAAAAAAGGGATTTGTATCCAAGATACTTGCAGCGCGTCATTCTGTACAAGTTTCATCAGGAGATGCGGTTGGTGGTTATATATTTAATCCAGTAGATGCTTATGAACAAGATTTATCTGTACCAACTGTTCTCTATGTAGATCCTACTGGTCCTGCTGCTAGTGAAACTACTTCCACTACTGTTGCGCTACAGCCTGGACAACGTTTTGATATTCCGCCGCAATCAGAATATGGTATTTGGGTAAACTCTACTGCTGTTGGTCATAAATTTGTTGTAGTTCAAATTCTTCCGCAAGAGCCTCCGCCACCTCCTTTTATAACAAGTGATTTTCCTCCTAAAGGTCCAACTGGCTTATTAAGAACAATTCCTGCATATCTTTATCAAGAATATTCCGATGATGATGATTTGCAAGCATTTATACGTGCTTATAATGAAATGCAACAGGATATAGTTGATACATTTAATGCTCTTAATTTACCAATTTATACCAAAGACCCTGTATCTGGTGCGCTGCTAGATTGGGTAGGTCAAGGCGTTTATGGATATCCTCGTCCAAGTTTATTGTACAAATCTCCAACTATTATAGGACCATATAATACTGGGCAATATAATACTCAACAGTATAATTTTTGGCAATATTATTTTCCTACTGCTCCAGCACTTGTTAATGATGATATTTATAGACGTTGCATAACTTGGCATTATCATAAAGGTGATGGTAAACGATTTAGTGTTGAATGGCTTAAAAAGCGCGTTATGCGCTTTCTATTGGGTACAAATGGAACAAGTCCAAATATAGATAATACTTATCAAGTTAGCGTTACTTTTGGTGCACATTGTGATGTTACGATTAGATTAATTCTAGTTGATCGTACTTTAGTGAATAGCGCGTTATACAATGATGATTCATTTCAATATAATGTTATGCGATATAATCAAGTAAATACTGTGGCTGTTAATTTTCCACAATTACCTAATATGGTAGAATTTGCTGATGCTGTTAGATCTGGTATTCTAGAATTACCATTTCAGTTTATCTGGGATGATGTAGTAACAGGATAAAAATAATGAGACTCATCTTTGGTAATAATGTTAGTAGCACTATTGCTGGGTCTATCTTTCCTACCAGCACACAGGTCAATGTAGCGTCTGGAAGTGGCGCCACATTCCCGCAACCTGTTGTTGGACAAGAACAATTCATTGCAACATTGATTGATCAATTAACCGGACAATTAAGAGAAATTGTTCATGTTACATCTGTTGTTGGCGATACATTAACCATAGTTAGAGGACAAGAAAACACATTACCTCAATCTTGGCCAGCTGGTTCTATATTTGGTCATTTGCATACTGCTGGTGCAATGAATCAGATGTTACAGCAGGGCGATGTTCCAAATGTCACTTATTCTGGTAATGATATTAGTGTTACTCCTAATCTAATTGAAATTGCTAATACTAATCCACCTCTACCCAGTCTTGATGTTGGTACTGTTTTATCAGTTACTATTGCCAATAGTAATACTGGTCCTGTGGTAATGCAGGTGCAAGGATCACTTGCACATCCTGTTACAAGATCAGATCTTTCACAACTTTCTCCAGACGATTTAATTACCGGTCAAATAGCATTAATGGAATTTGATGGATCAGAATTTCAAATTCTGAACTTTAAAGAAATAACTTCTGATATTTTCTTCTTTGGCGCAGCAATTCCATCTCCAGATTATAATAATCTTCTTTGCAATATTGGACTTACTTTCCCAGCAACTGGTCCATTTAATGGAATGATTATTACTGGTAGTACGAATGTAAGTACTGGCCCAGTTCAACTTACTGTTGAAGGATCGCAAGGTGTCCAATGGGGACCTTATGCTGTTCTTGGACATCAGGGAGAAACTCTTACAGGTGGTGAATTACAAGGAATGTTATTTTTAGAATTTGATAGCAATAATATTTATCCAAATGGAGCTTTCTTTATTACTGGTGGATATTCTCTAGCATTTCTTGAAACTAAGCTGCCTGCTGGCGCGCCTGGCGCACCTGGCCCTCCAGGTCCTCCTGGTCCTCCTGGTCCTGTTGGAGCACAAGGTGGATTAGGACCACAAGGTTTACAGGGTGTTCAAGGACCGCAAGGCGGGCAAGGGCCACAAGGTCCGCCTGGCGCTGCTGGTATTATGTCAGGTTATGGAGAACCTGGATCATGGTACCTTGTCGTTCCTGGACAAGCAGGTCAAGGTACTTCTTCTTTTACTGGTAGACAAATGTCTGATTATGGTGGATTATGGGCGCAATTAGGTGCGACTGTTTCATTTGATCCATCTCCCATAAATACGTTGCTTTACTATTATCAAAGGATAGCATAATGTTAGATCCTGGGCAACGTGATGAGTTTTTTAAAACTCTATATAATCCACAATATGTTAACCCAGATCATACTGGGCCTATTGCTTTGATTGGGATAATTAATGGACAAAAATTATTATTCTACGCTAGTCCATATGATAGAATGGATTATGGCAGAGAAATTTACAATAAAGCGATTAGAGGTGAATACGGTGAAATTGGTGAATATACTGCATCACCAGATGTAATTGCACCACGAACTTCATCTTCAGTTGATTCAGTACCAAATCCTATGTTCAGGATAATTGAAGATTTACGAAAAGAAATTAATGATTTAAAATCTGAAGTGGCGCAACTAAAGGCTCAAAAATAATGGCTGTAACTCCAACTCCAGGTATAGCTCATTTAACATCGACAATACCTGGTCAACCAGTTGATGCTCTTTCAGCAAATATATCTGGGGGATATATATTCAATCCAGCAGATGCGCCAGCTGCTTTGTATGTTGATCCGACAGGGCCAGCATCAACATTAGGAAATGGTTCATCTATGGCTATACAGCCAGGTGGAACCTATTATGCTATTCCTGGTTCTACATTACCTTTATCAGTTGCCAGTCCTGTTCCTAATCAAGCATTTGTGTCTGTGCAGTGGATTTAAGATATGAATGAGCAAGTAAATCCACTAGCTTTTGATAGTTCCGCTGCTGCTAGTGGAGGCCCAGGTGCGCCTCCGCAGCCGTGGATATCTATGGGTGGATTTGTTATTGCTAATGATGGTGCTCTACTTGTACCAAGAAATGTTCTTGGTGGAAGTATGGGAGCAGGAACTATCAATGCTAATGCTATCTTTATTAGTGGACAACAAGTTATAAGTCCAGTTGGACTTTATCTGCCAATAACTGGAGGCACACTTACTGGTCCATTAGTTTTAATCAACAATAATTATTTGACTATGTATGGAGGTAATCCTGGCGATATTTTAATGACAGATGGATTAGGAAATTTAAGTTTTACAAGTGGAATTTATCAATCTCATCTTGATCAATATTTGCCATTACTAGGTGGCAAACTTACGGGTAATTTATCAATTGTTACTGGTAATCCATCATTAACTCTTAGTAAGTTGCCGTTATTAAATCAAATTAGTTCAATTTTTGGACAATCGAACACTCTTAATCGTTGGGCATTAAACTTAGGCAATGGTACTGCCGAAGCTCAAGATAATTCTGGATCAGATCTTACCATTGTTAATTATGACAATAATGGTGTATATTTAGGAACTCCTGTTTCAATTGCACGTAGTACTGGTGTTACTACTTTATCAAAGTTACATTTTAATAATGTCGCCAATTTAACAATTGGAGGTGGCGCTGCAAATCAGTTTCTTCGTACTAATGGCGCAGGAGTTTTAACTTGGGCAGTAGGCCCAATTGGGCCTCAAGGGCCTACTGGAGCACAAGGACCACAAGGTTCTTCTGGTCAAGTTACAACTCTTGTTGGATATTTTGAACATGAAGTACCTATTAATCTTCCACCAAGTGGATTGATGCCTTTAGATTGGGATGGGCAAGGTCAACCTGCTTTTCAAATGAATTCTGGTGAATCATTATTATGCAGTAATACAGCACTTCCAGAACTTGGACATGTTTATATTTATGTCACAACATCTTTTGATCCATCGGGATGGGTAGATGGAGGCGCAATTGAAGGCCCTCCTGGGCCTATAGGCCCACAAGGAGTACAAGGCCCTCCAGGACCGGATGGCCCACAAGGAATACCTGGTCCATTAGGACCGCAAGGTCCTATTGGCTTAGATGGTCCACAAGGCCCATTAGGACCAGTAGGTCCACAAGGAAATCAAGGACTGCAAGGTCCGATAGGTCCGGCAGGTCAACAAGGAAATCAAGGACCGCCAGGACCGTCAGGTGGTTCTGGTCCTATGGGACCGCAAGGTCCAGGAGGCGCACAAGGACCAGAAGGAATTGGTGGTCTACCTGGTGCGCAAGGACCGATGGGTCCACAAGGCATACAAGGTTCATCTGGAGAAATCGGAGTTCTTATTGGATCTTGCGAGTATAGAGATCCAGAACAACTTCTTGAATTACCGCCTAGTGGCGCAATTCCTGCAAATTGGGATCAACCAAATAATTGGCCACCTGCACCGTATCAAATGATACAGGGTGAAGGTATCCTAAATAATAATGCTTCCACATTTACTTTTGGTCATGTTTATGTTTATGTTACGACAATATATGATCCTAGCGGTTGGGTAGATGCTGGACCAATTCAAGGTCCGCAAGGTCCTACTGGTGGACAAGGTATTCAAGGTCCACTAGGACAACAAGGGCCAGCAGGACTACAAGGACTTGTTGGACCTCAAGGTCCACAGGGTAATCAAGGGCCTCCAGGAATTGTTGGTATAGATGGTCCTGTAGGTCCGCAAGGAATACAAGGCACTCAAGGTTTACCAGGCCCTATCGGTCCCGATGGTCCTCAAGGACAAATGGGTCCTCAAGGCCCTGTAGGTCCATCTGGCGTAGATGGTGGCGCCGTATATATAGGTGATGTCCCTCCTGCTAATCCTTCACAAGGAGAATTCTGGTTCGACAGTGTTAATGCTCAATTATATATCTGGTATGAAGATGCTACATCTGCCCAATGGGTAGTTGCTATTAATCAACCAATACCGCCTCTTGATTATGTTCCGATAACTGGCGGAACTATGACAGGGCCACTAATTCTCGATGCTGATCCTATTGATCCACTTGGCGCAACAACTAAACAATATGTTGATATTGGAATAGCAGGTGCTGTAAAAGTTGGCACAATTGTAATGTGGTGTGATGATGTACCACCAGCAGATTGGTTATTGTGTGATGGCACAGTTTACGATAACGTAGATATTCCATTACTTGCACCAAGATTAAATAATAAATATGGCGGCGTACCAGGTGTATCCAATGCCGTTCCTAATATGTCTCAGACATTTCCGCGTGGTGCTAGTGCAACTGATATTCCTGGTACGACAGGAGGTTCATCAACACATACTAATACTATTGCTGAGATGGCTGTGCATGCCCACGCGATTGCAGATCCTGGTCATGCTCACGTTCCGCAAGATCCTGGTCATGCCCACGGCCTTCAAGATCCAGGACACGCACATTCTGTTTATGATCCTTCACACGTTCATCCTGATCCATATCATGGTCATGGTATGGGAGATCCTGGCCATGCACATACTTATCAATCGTGGATTTCACCAGCAGTCAATGTAGCACCTGGAGCTGGAGGTAGTTTTACTACAGGATGGGTTAGTGCAGCTGGTACTGGTGTTTATGTTGGTGCAGGTCCGGCTAATTTATATGCTGCCGGTGTTGGTATAGGAATTTATGCCGCAGGAACAGGTCAATGGGACAATTATGTTGCTTGCGGTGTTGCAAACTATTGGACTAATGTTATGGGTACTGGCATTGGAATTTACAATGAAGGTGGTGGCACACCATATAATATTGAACCACAATACATTATAATTCCATTTATTATTAAATATCAATAAGGAGGATGTTATGGCAAGAGTTGATGATATAATGAATCCTGCTAATTACACATATACTCGTAATGAGTTTGGATGGCTTTTACGTGATGGTAAAGGCAGAGTACCTGAAGATGATCCAGACAATGTTGCTTTTCAACTTTATCAACAATGGCTAGAATTAGGAAATTCTCCACCACCTATGCCAGATGCTCCTGCTCCAGTTCCTCAACGTGGTCAACCTAACCCTGAAGCATATACTTATAGTAGAAATGAATATAATATTATTGTACGAGATCAAGATCAAGTATCAATACCAGAAGATCAACCTAATAATAGTGCTTATCAACTTTATAAACAATGGTTAGAATTAGGAAATAATCCTCCACCAGCTTTGCGTACTGCTTATGATCCATATAAAGCGGCTATGGATGAGTTAGATCCTGCTGCATATACTTATAGTAGAAATTCAATAGGATACCTTATACGTAGTGATAATTGTATGATTATAGAAGATAATGATCCTGAAAATATTGCTCATGTACTTTATCTTCGATGGATAGATTTAGGAAATGAACCTATACCCGGTGCAGCGCCACCAAATTGGCCTTATACTCCAGTAGAAGTTTCTCCTGAACAGCCATTGCCTCCTGATCCACAAATACCTGAAGTAGCTTTTAAAAAATATATAGATGATCAAATCGCCCATGCTGTAGCACATGCTTTAGGTCATTCTCATTCTCATACGCATGAAGAACCTAAGAAATGATTGTTTTTCCTGCCACGCCTACTCCTGGAGATTCATTCCAATCTGGAGGATTAACTTGGGTTTGGGATGGTATTAAATGGATACCAGATTTAGGAGGAGGTCTTTCAATACCTCCTGGTCTATATCTTCCGATAGCTGGCGGAACTATGACAGGGCCGTTAATTCTGGATGCGGACCCTATTAATCCATTAGATGCTAGTACCAAAGAATATGTTGATAATCAATTAACTGGTGGAGGTTCCTTTTTACCTACAGCTGGCGGAACTATGAATGGTCCGCTTGTAATGAATGCACCATTCATTCCTGATTCTACTCTTGGTATTACAGGTACAGGTACAAATGATAATGCTACTCCAGGTGCTGTTGGACAAATTTCTACAAACTCAGCAACAGCTGGAATATCTATAACATCTGGAATACCAACAAATATTATTGGTGTTACATTAACACCTGGTGATTGGGATATTGATGGTGAACTTTGGTTTAATTGGTCTACATCAAATATGATGCCTACATTGATACAAGCTGGAATAAATCCTAACATAATTGCAATTCCCAATACACCTGGACCTGGTGTATCACGTATGTCTTTACCAATGAACTTTGCTGTTAATAGTTTTGCAGTTATATCATTAAGACCTTGCCGCGCAAGTATAAGTATACCAACACCATATTATTTGATTGGACATGTGAACTTTCCATCTGGAAATGTGCTAGTAACTGGAAACATTCTAGCAAGGCGAGCAAGATGAACGATATAGTGGAGAAAGAAATGAACGCGCCGTTTAATCCTCCCACACAAAGAGCACCTGCTATTCATTTGGCTGGAGAAGCTGTGGAACAAATCATAATGCATTTGAACAATTCAGTCATCTTTGCAAAAACACAAGATGGTTCTATGCGTCCGTTTGTTGATCCAGCTCCAATTATAGCTATCGTTTCTGGAGCAATTAATCAAGCAATTGCTACGAGGCAACAATGACTCAACTAACACCACATTTTACTCTGGAAGAGTTTACCGATAGCCAAACGGCTGCGCGTAAAGGTATCAAAAATATTCCTCCAGAAAACAGTCAAGAACGTAAGAATATTCAGCTTACTGCTGAAACTATGGAATTGGTGCGCACCAAATTGGGTGATAAACCGATATTGATCAGTTCTGGTTATCGTAGTCCACAGGTCAATGCTGCTGTTGGAGGAAGCAAGAGCAGTGCTCATATGAGTGGGCTTGCAGTTGATTTTAGTTGTCCAGGTTTTGGTACACCAAAACAAATTTGTAAGAAATTAGAACCAATTATGAAAGAATTAGGTATTGACCAATTGATCCATGAATATGATACTTGGGTGCATCTGGGTTTAACTAGTGGCACGCCACGCCACATGGCTATGACTATTGATAATAAAGGCACCCGCAACGGCTTTGCGTAGTGAGTGATGAAGACCAAAAAACATTTGCAATGGTTACCATTATAGCGGTAATTGGTGTATTTGGCTTACTATATTTGATCTTAGGAATAGGTTTTTATACTGAATATGAATGTGTACAATTCTATATTATCAAAATGGAGAATATACCACCAGTTTGTTCTAATGCAGATTTAGCCAAAACATTATTGGAATTCGCAGGTATTATAGTTGGTGTGTTGGCAGCAATTAAGGTCTTTATGGGAAAGATGTAATGGGTGAGTCTGCTGGTTCACTAAAGGTCCGTACTCCTTGGGCTTTGTTTGGCGAGGAGCTAGATGGTTGGGGCAAATTAGATGCCACCAATAGACAATTTGTGCATCAAGTAATGGAGAGAAGATTAGGTGCATTTCAAATTAAAGGTATATGGGATGTTGCTGCTAATGATCCTGATTTAGATCCTGATACTATGACATTATTAAAAAATGGATTTACATGGATTGCTAAAACTACTAATCCAGTAATGCCAGAACTTGCACCTGCAATATTACCTGGTATTGGAGGTAAACCTATTTATAATGGAGAACTTATTGTTTGGGATGAAATTAATCAGATATATGTTAATCATAATATATCACCATTAAATTTTGTTCAAGCAGATGCTCGCTATGTTGAATTAACTGGCGATATAATGACAGGAGAATTAGCATTATTTGGAGATCCAACTGTTCCTATGGGTGCTGTACCCAAACAATATCTTGAAGATAATTATTTGCCATTAACAGGTGGCACATTAACTGGAATACTAAAATTATCTGTAATTGATCTTTACGATCCATATGCAGGTCAAAATCCATGGTGGAGTATAGCTGTAGGAGGTGGCGCAGGGTTACTACCTGATTTTGCATTAATTAGATATGATCAAAATGGTATTCCTAGAGGAGCACCAATTTTAATTAATAATACAGATCCAATTATTCAAGGTAATGCAGTAATCAATCTTAATGCTACTGTTTTATTGGATCGTGAACCTACTCAAGATAATCAAGCAGCAACAAAACTTTATGTGGATCGAGGCGTTTCTGGTGCGCAACAGTTTATTGGGTCATTCGATGCTTCGACATCAATAGCTAATTTTATTCCTGGAACTCTTCTTCCTAATGGATGGTTACCAGATGCAGCGCCAGAATGGGCTAATGACTATGTGATTGTTAATGTTCGCGGAACGCCAGCTTTTGGTCCACCAGAAACACGGGTATTAGCAGAAGTTGGTGATTGGTGGATATGTGATGGAACAACTTGGTTTCTACTCAATGTTGGTTCTCCATCTAATTTGGCTGCCAATGTTGCAGTTAATCCTCCAGTATTTGGGGAGTCAAGTGTTCAAGATTCATTAGCAACTGCCGAAGCTACTTTGGTGAAAAAAGCCGGTGATAATTTGACAGGAAGTTTGAATTTTCTAAATATTGGTAATGGATTAACATTTCCTGGTGGTATGACTTTTAGTTCTGTAGCTTTTGATATTTTAGGAATTACTGCTGGGACATTTTTAGTAAGTGGTGCCGTGACTATAGGTAGCACTTTGAATGTTACTGGCTTAACATCTATTGCCAATACTCTAAGAGTACAAAGTGCTAATAATACTGGTAAAATTGAAATACATGGTGCAGCATCACAAACTGGTGAAATGAGTTTTTATACTCAAGAAGGAACTCGTCGCGGTTATATTGGTTATGGTTCAGGCGGTTTAATGCATATTAAGGCTGAGAATGGTTATAGGTGGCAATTTGATGATTGGCTTGGTGGCACATTAGGTGTAGTTGTTGGCGCAAACAGCGGTACGCCAGCATTTATTGCTCAGAGTACGACCAATAACACTGGGGCAACATCATCATCAATGGTTTTTATGGAAGGTTCAGGTGCATGGAATGCATGGCTATATAGTTATAGAGTAGGATGGAATAATCGTCCAGAAGCTCAATTGCGGTGTGATTCTTCTGTAGGTGGTTGGGGTACTCAAACAGTTTTCAATACGACTGTTAACTCACCACCAGGAATATATTTCAATGGAGATGTTTCTTGCACGTCTCTTGCCCAACGTTGCTTATTAGAAATGAAATCTACTGTTCGCGATGCGCGAATGGGCGAGCATAAATCAGCTTGGAGCGCTCTCAAGGTGCGGCGCTTTATATTAAATGAAAATTATCATGATTGGGGCCGCGAACGATGGGGCTTTGTCGCTGAAGAATTACCTGAAGAAATTGCTGCTTATGCTGCGCCAGGATCAAGTGTTCCAGAAGAAATGGTAAAGAAAGTTGAAGGTATTGACATTGGTCAAGCACTAGCATTGACTATTGCCAAAGTCAAGGAACTTGAAGCAGAAATCGCAATTCTAAAATCAAAACTATAATGCTAAATGCCATAAAACTTTCATCAAGAGAAATTGAGGCTCTAACATGGGCAGCGCAAGGGAAGACTTATCATGAAATTGGTCTTATTATGGGTGTATCTTTTGGAACAATAAAAACTCATCTTGATACAGCACGGTTTAAACTTGGTGCTGTTAATTTGACACATGCAGTTGCTATAGCCATTACATACGGTCATATTTTTATGACAGAAGAAGCTAAAGTAAAACGTGAAGAATTTACTGAAGAATTAAATGAACAATTATATGGTGAAATGGTTGCTATCAGATATAATCTTTCCAGATGAAGTGGGAGGCTACAAGCCTCCCACCATTGTTGTTAGATAGACGCTAGGCGCCCAGCCTTGTGGCGCAACCCGACAAAGCCAAGTCCGACAAAGCCAAGAATGAGCATAGCCCAAGTCGAAGGCTCAGGAACGTTGGTCGTCAACTGTGCTGAACCGCCAAACGATTGCCGCGGTGCAGTGAAGTCAACAGCGAACTGGATCTCATCCGAGGTGAACGGACCAGTTGCTGCCGATACCGGCCCAAAAGAACCGTCAAGCAGCGCAGCAGGGAACGTGTGCGTGGCGAGTAGTCCTCCGTTGGCGAACGTGCTCTCAGTCGTCGGGCCAGGATCGTTCGTAAGACCGTTGACCGTGAAGGTCGAGAGCGTGTTGCCGAGTCCAGACACGGCACTTTGCAGGATATCAACCGTCAATGTGTGCGAGCCTGTAAAGCCAGCCGCTGCGGAGGCGTCGAGTGTGACGCTTGACAGATCGGCATTGGGCAGAATAGGCGAGCCTTGAGAGGCGATTGTGATATTGGCGAAATTCGCATCATTGGTTGTGAGCGAAGCAGCGCCAGTCGTGATACCCGTGATGTTGTCGATCAGTGTTCCATTGTCGAACACTTCAATTTGCAAGGTGGCATAAGCCGGAGCAATAAGCCCCAACATAGCCGCGCCAGCAAGCAGCATAGTTCTCATCATGTGTTTCTCCAGATCTGGGTGAACGCACTGTTACAACGCATAACGGTGAGTTAATACGCACTCACAGTTATTCTTGAAACATTAACAAACTGTAACATATTTCTGCGCCCTTGTATAGTACAAAAATAATCTGTGATTCATTTATAGTGGTTTTGGATAACTTAGCTAACTTTGCTATAATTACTCAGTATTTTGTGGCGCCACATTGCGATTGAGTTTCATTGCAAGCTGCATGACGTCTTGATTAGCAACCATTGCTTGGATGCTTTCTAATTTGGCAATCAATTCTAATAATTGATCTCCTGGCGTAAGCCTTACCAGAGCAGCCAATTCTCTCCAACTCTGGATAATCTTAGGGCCACTTTCTACAACGAAAGTGTACCAATCCGAGCTATTGGATTTTTGCCATACGGTCTTATCTCCGTATGACTCAATCTTCATTTCCATTTCATCAATTAGAACTTTGATTTCTGAGATGTTTTGCATCTTACACCCATATTAGAAGGTTGGTAGCTTCGTCATATCGACAAAATCTTTTATGTTTGTATTTCTTATCACATTCTTTACAAATGGGTACAGTGTGTATGGACATTGGTAATTCTCTGAAATATATTTCTTTTGTCCTTGTGGCATATTCACCACAAAAGAAACAAGAGTTGCCTTTCATGTAGAAGAACCAAGCAGGCATTTATTTTCCAAATTTTCTACTGTGATAGACCCTACATTTAGTGCAACAGTAATAATGTATTTCTCTATGCTTAATGAAAATTTCTTTGCACCATAAACATTTATTTGTGCCGAATCGTTTGAATGATCTAAAGTTAGATTTCGATATTCCAGAAGGTTTCACCCCTCTTTTAAGCTCTCTTAGCTCGAATGTTGATATTCTCACTATTCAAGGAACCTCGCCGATCTTGTGTTACGCTTCTAGCGTAGCATATAGCTAAAAGCGTAACAAGTGCCTATCAGACCTCCTAAAAAGCTAACGATTACAAGGACTTAGTATAACATTCTGTTCAGGGGGAATACCGAGGACAGGCTACCGCGGCATCTACACTTCACTCCCGTACTTTACACCAGAAGTAGCTGGGTTGGCTACCTCTTGGTTTAGATTTGAAAATCTCCCAAGGTTCCATATTTTCGTCGCTCTTACTGATGAGCGAATTGACAGCAGTCAAAATTGATTGCCGTGCGTTCCTTGGTGGATCTGTATAAACTATATCCACTAACTCTAAAGT